TTGCACCAAATATAATTAGATCTTTTACGATAAAATGATAGGCAAAAGCAATCGCACAGACCCACCCAACTGCTGGTCGCCAGCCGCCTTTAAATATAGAACCACTTGCTGCTTCTGCTTTGTTGATTTCTAACTGAGCAAGCAGTGCCTCCTGGGCATGTTTTTCGGACATGGTAGCTATTTCGTGGGCGAGCTTCGCTTTTTGATCTGCGTCTGGAATAAATTTATCGAGAAGTCCTGTAACAGGACCTATAAGTGCTTGTAACATGGCTACCTCCTAATATACCTTCACTTTTTTTGGATCAATATTTGGTATGAGTTTACACATACATTCATAATTTTCAACTTTTATCGGAACTTGTATTTTTTGATTACTTAATCTTTCAGAATAATACAAGCAATCATTAATGTTTTGAAAATACACGCCACCGTTAAAATTATCGTTTAGATAACACATGAGCATAAATACAGTCATTTTTTTCTTGCACGTTTTAATGATGCTTTTGCAGATTTAGCTATTCTCACTACCTCTGCTTTTTTCATTACTTTTGCTCTTTGTTCCATGACAGTAAGGATTTGAATTTTTCTAGCATAAGGCTTATTAATTCTTTTAACTTTTGCAACTGTTGCACGAGCATCAGCAGGAGTTGCAAATTTAATCCTAACAGTGTCTTTTGGATTCTCGTCAGTATAGAGTCTTCTATCTGAACCTTTAGGCTTTTTTCCTGTGCCAATTTTCGGATCTTTTTTTGCCATTTATTTACCATTCTTTGCCATGTATGCTGATGTACCCATATATGTACCAACAATACCAGCTCCTGATATGTAAAATAAATTACTTATATCTGCTAAAGCCTCTACTCTTTCTATTGGCACTAAAAACATTGCAAGTGTGAATACTCCCATTCCTATAAGTGTGTATCTTGCCATTCTAAGTTGTGCA